AACGATATAATGCTGAAAACCTAAATTTGTAACTAGATTTTTGCACCATCCAGAATCACCCACCACCTTTGTTTTACCATCGGTTGAATGTTCTTTAATCTTCAATCTAAAGAATCCCGCAACGTTTATAGCTTCAGTTGGTTTACTCATTAAATATCACCTCCTTAAACATATACTTAATCATATACCTATCTTCTTCCTATCACATAAACCAAGGGAGTTCCACCACTACCAAGGATGTGTAACTCCGTACATGGTATGTCAAATTCAATAACGCCATCTGCTGACGCAACTAAGAAATCTGTATTTGTTGCCTCTCTATCAAAGGCAATATAAATATTTCCAGCAGTTTTGATATAAACCGCCGAAACATTTTTTTCAAAGTCAATAGTCTGGTCAACTGCTGACGCTGTTAATTGTTTTATGTCTGCACCTTCTGTTACTGCCATAAATATCACCCCCAAATCATATGGTATGCGGGTGGGGAGTTTTTAAGACCCCACCCCTTTTACCATCCGTCACTTCTTACAGTTATGCTGCTGGAGCATAATCCCAAAGAACAGTGACTTGCATTGTTTGGTCTATCTGGACGTTACCCCCATCCAATGTCAGACCTTTCTCTCCGAAATCAAACGTGGTTGGGTAAACATATTGATAAGATGATGTTAGAGTTGTCGGATAAGTGTACTTAAAAGCATTATCTGATGTGTCTGTGGCAAAAGCCATAGCCAGTGCTTTGTTTTTAAGAACAATATTACCTCCCCCGACTGGAATACCAACAAAAATCTTATAAACAACTACATCTGTTCCTGCTTTGGCTAACGGCAATCCTGCCGTTGAGATGGAAGAACCATCATCCAAAGTTACAGTTGCAGTCGTATTATTCGCTCCGCTAATATATTTGAACTTCATAATCAATCACCTCCCTCATTTCCTAATCATAGATTTGAAAATTTCTAATCTTATCTACGATTTCAATTTGGTGGGTTCCTTTATTGAAACCCGACCTCCCTTCTTGTATCACTTTCATATGTCCTGCTGTCATTTCTGGGACTTGGGTTATTTTAAACCCCTTTTCCCTAACCTCAATACCAAAAAGTATGTCGTGGCCACCGTATTTGTATGGAACCTTTTCGTCTATGACAAATTCCATCTTTTCCAAATTCGTAATCCTTACCGTTTTATCTGTTCTGAACCATGGGTCGGACATTGCCTTAATTACCCGACTGTCAATTAAAGTGCATCCCAAACCGCACCAGAGTATCTCTCCAGCCTTCTTACACACACAACCGCATTGTGACTCCCCAACAGGGTAATCTACTGCCACAACGTCTCCTGCGAGCCCTATCATATTAAATAAGGCGGTATCCGGTATCAACATGTCCTCTTCTACGAACCAGTAATAATCTGGATTCCATTCTAGGGCATTTCTCACAAGAGTATTCTGTGCGTCCGGAATCGGTAAATCGTGGGTAAAGAAAAACTTCCATTCCAAGTCTTGAACCTGATTTAAGTTTTTTAAAACAGATTCAATCATACGGGAATGAACTATGCCTCTGGTAGCTATTAAAACTGTGATTTTCATACCTTCATTTGATAATCAAATAACTTAGCCATTAAACTTTCTCTCCTGACAACACTCCCTTTAAGAGTATTAGTTGAACAATATGGACAGAATTCAACCCAGACATAGAATGTCCGCATACACTTAGGGCATTGTCTCGCAGCCCTTCGGCTGGTTATTTCTTCTACCCTGCTTCTTGGTATTCTTTTAAAGTACCTCATCTCGCCCCTGCACTTCGGATCGGGGCAAGTCATGATATATCTGCCTGCTCTCGTACCCTCACACTTCAAACACTTGTAAATGTCTATGTGCTCACGAATGACGTTTTTCCTGTTTCTAAGTATCTTTGATACAGTTTGTATCTGTTCGTCATTATTTGACATATTGTTATATTGTGCCAGTTCCAGTCTCCCGACTGGCATGGATTCCCTGAGTAAAGTGGCGGAATCAAACCCCTAAATTTACGATCTTATCTCAATACCAAAGTCCGTTCTAAGCACTTTGACTCCGTAAATCACGTCGCAAACAACCAATGTACCTAAGTAGTTAAGCATATATTCGCTTTGTACTCTGGGTTTCTGTTGTAATGCTAGTGCCATAGCTTCTTTATGGAAAAGAATGTTGTGGTACTGTGTAGGAGTTCCTGCTGTAGTTGGAACTTTATTTGTGTAGTAAGCGGGAATACCCCAAAGCTCACCCCACAAATACCTTGACTGTGCTCCGACTGCTGCCGGTTTAGCACTCTGGTAGTTACCAAGATAATCAGCTCTAACAAATTGATCTATCTTTGCAATTGCTGTCTTCTGTTTCGGATGGAATACAAAAGCCCTGTCTTCCAGGGGAGCGTTCGCAATATCAATAGCCTCAATTGCCGCTAAGATTACAGGATTTGTAACATCAGTTCCGTATGTTCCAACGTCTGTGTTTGTAAATCCGGTGTATAAACCTAAAACGGAAGTATCAACCGCATCTGCGATTGCATATCCTGCTTTATTGGTATATTCAGCCATCAAATCATAGTTTGATTGAACCTTAACAATATCTTCCACCAAGAAGGATGCCTCCTTGTGGGTATTTATTTCTATTGTTTTTTCGGTTTCGGTTATTGACTGTAGTTCAACCTCCGCTGTCGCCGTTTTATCGTGAGTGTGTAGATTACTCAAGTTTGGAATGTGAATGGTGTCTCCACGTTCTGCCACTAAAGAATCATACCTCTTGACTAACGGTGCCATGACCAATGCATCTTCGGTTGCCCGAAGTACCTCCATTGACCACACGTCAGGTATAAACTTGTCAGCTGTACTAACTGTAACTGCTGTATCTGCCCATGCCATATCTATCTCACCTCCTCTGTCAAATTAAACTAGAGTTCACCTCTTTGGAGAGCGGATAGAATTTTAGTTCTATTTTCGTCGTACCATTTACGGCCGTCTGGGGTAGATAAGATTCTAGCAATAGATTCTTTGTCTAACTGACCAGATTCACCGGTAGTGGACGATGTTGGCTTCTCCGTAAAGGTTGGACTTCCAGCCTTCTGAGCCTGTTTAATGGCCCAATCTAACAACTCAGGTTTGAACAAGTTCTCGTATGCTGCCTCAGGATTATAAATACCGGTATCACGGGCGTGCTTCATGACTTTTTCATGGTCATAAGATGGACGTCCATCAGAACCATCGTATTTGGATTCAAGTCGCATCTTTTCAGAATCAAGAATCATTCTTGCTTCCAGATTGCTAATCTCTTCCTTAACGACTTTAGAGACTTCCTCTTGACCTGTAAAACCAAGGTTTTTAAGAAAATCTTTGGCTCTTTTGTACTCCGGCGTATCCTGAGAGACAACTTCTGGTCCGGTTGGAGGAGTTTCTGGCTCATCTTCACCTTTCCCCGATAATTGCTCTTGGAGCGACTTATTCTTACGAATTAGTTCCCCAATACGCTGAGCTGCCCGTCCGCTGGGGGCGGGAGCCTCGTCAACACCACCAGGTTTAACTGTCGTGGTATCTGCAGTTGTTTCTGTTTCCGGTTTTAACGTCTGATCTGACGGTTTCACTTCGGTTTCCACTACTGGAACTTTATTGTCAGCCGGCGGTTCTGACGGAGTTGTTTCCTCCTTATTAACGCCGAGGGTTTGGTCTTTCAAATTTATCACCTCCCCTCCCGTTTGCCGGGAGACTACTGGGTTTGAGAGAGAAAGGAGATACACAATGCCTGCCCAACATTATGTCTATTTACCCTCAAGCCCATGAGACTCCCGGTAACGAAAAGTTATTTTAAACTGCTATAAATTACGTCCGGGTCCAGCATATTCTGCTTTACCGAACTTTTTAGAAACGTCACCTTTAAAACCTCCGGACCTTAATCCGTCGGTACCTTCTCCCCCATGCTGAGGGAGTTTACTATTGCTAACTGGATTCAGGGATGACCCTGGACCCGATTGTTTTGAATTCACTTTTCCAACTGCTTCTGCCATAATAAACACCTCCTTACGATAGACCCTCTATATTATTAGATTCGTCCATTGTTGACTGTAAATCATTTCCTTTCTGGTGTGTGATTTTCTTACTATATAGGTCTGTGGGGATAACTTCAACTGGGAAAGGGTAACCCTCGTAGTTTTTACGCATTTTTGCGGCTTTATCTGATGGTACTCTGATTTTCATTGTATCCATGTTCTTTCTTCCTAACATAACCTCCTTGCATTGTCAAGGAATTGGGCGAGACCCCTAACATTCTGGCAATTTTAAACTTACTTAACCCTCCCTGAAACGATCTTCTTCCTTTATTATTTCTTCTAGGCATTAGCGTAAATATCTTGATTTGCGTCTTGGTCTTAATTCCCGTTCACTCCTTAATTTACGATTACTATTTGCACTAGAAACTCTTCCAGTATGGACAATCCTTCCGGGTTTTGTCTTTTTAATACCGTACCTGCCGACAATTTGTCTAGCTCCCGTCATTTATTGCCCAGTTGTTGTTGGGGGCATTGGAATTCCCCCTGCGAAACCACCACCCGCTTCAGGAGCCGGTGGAGGTCCTGCTGGTTGACCACCTCCTTGTTCTGGCATTCCTGGCATGCCTGCCATCTCTCCCTGCATCATTCCTGCTTGTGTTATTGCCCCCGCTGCTGCGGGCGAAGGCGTTAACTGCATTAATTTAATATGTTCATTCATATGGTCAAGATACATAATAGCGTTTTTAGTTTTGTCTAATCCTTCTTTGTGAACAACTAAATGAACCTCATGGTCATCTTCCATCTCCACCGGTTCAGGTTCTCCTTTATCCATCTGTTCATTTTCCGCAAGTGCTAACGCTTCGTCATCAACACCCTGTCTCTTGGCCAACAGTTCTTTGGCAAGAGGTTGAGACTGCCTCAATTGAATCAATCTTTCAGTTCTGGTTCTGTCTGTAATTGAATCTACATCTCCAAATTCAAGGTGTTCAAGAAGAGTCTTTTGGTCAATAGCTCCAAGCCTGAACAATTCCTTAAGTTCTTCCTGTCTGGCCTGTTTGGTATAAGCCAACCAGCTTCCAACCGTAACTCTAACTTCATTTTCATCACCGATAACGGCAATGGGAAGAGCCATCTCTCCGAATGTCTGCTTACCTTTCTTTTTAAGAGATTTAGCAACAGGGGACTTAGCACCGATAACATAGAAATATTCCGGGGCACCGCCCTTGCCTGCAATTCTGGCCAACTTTGCTGTAGTGTAATGTTTGGATATAATTCTGAAAATCTGTTTAGCCGCCCTGCAAAGGAAGTCTTCAAGATTATCTACAAGGTCGTCTTGGGAAGTAGCATCAGCCTGTCGCAATTCTGCAATACCAACACCCGACTTAACTCCAGTGGGAATTCTTCCAAGAGAAACTTCATGCAAACCTCCAATATCCTCAAGATACTGACGCATATTAGCAACCTGTTGGAAGATAGACATGGGAAGCGGGGCAATGGGAAGATTCTGAACTACATAGCCAGGATTTTTCTCAATTATTTGTCCGTTTTCATTGACAATAGAACGTACTCCGGAACCTTTGTCTATGACAAACCTACCTTTAGCAAAGAAGTGGTTATATTCAAAGATGTGGCTCTCAAGTGCATCCAAAACCCTATTAACCGGCATTATCTGTTTTGCCCAACTCTCTCCATAAATCTCAAGAGGAAGAATATCAGCCTGGAAAACCTCATAATTTGAATCGGGTTCTTCCGTTGCTTCATTCCTAAGTGGATATTCATTATCATCCGTAAAAGAAACTATTCTGATTTTAGAGGCACCATTTTCTCCATATTCCTTCATTTGGAGTTCGTTCAAAATGGTGTATTCATTTTCGTCACTCAAAGTTGACTGTTCCTCTCCCATGTTTCTAA